GTACTAATATTGCAACAACAGGCGAAACTGGTTTAAAAGCAGGACTATGGATTGATGTTAATCAGAAATTCATTAAGGAATACACCAATGATGGATTTTGTGAACTAACGTTCGGTGGTGGTGATGCTGAAACAGATGCATTTAAAGAAGGATTTTTAAAAGCAGGTGTTAGTAATAGAGCATTTTTAGATAATTATTTGGAGAACAGTGCTTTAGGTCAAAAATTAAGAAGAAATAGTACATTATTTGTAAGATATAGAACAGGTGGTGGTACTCAATCAAATCTAGGTGCTGGTGCTTTAAGTCAAACAGGTACATTTACATTAAATATAAGTGGATCAAGACAAGATTTTAATCAAGAAGTAAGAAGAAGTTTCAGTGTTAATAATCCAATTCCTGCTATTGGTGGTAATGATGGATTAAGTATTCAGCAAATAAGAAATTTAATTAAATACAATTTTTCATCTCAATATAGAGCTGTAACGATTACTGATTATTTATTCCATGTTTATGCAATGAGTGGTAGATATGGTTCACCGTTCAGAGCGAATGCATTTAGAGAAAATAATAAAGTTGTTATTCCAATGCTTGGTTTAGATTCTAGTGGGAAATTAAGTAATACTTCAAATAGCTTATTGAAATCTAACATATCCGAATATCTATCTAATTTAAGAATGGTTAATGATTATGTTGAGATTAGAGATGGTCGTATATTTAATTTAGGTTTTGACATTGAAGTTTTCGTTACAAACCAAAATCAAAATCAGATTGCAAACTCAATCATTCAAGGAGTTGTTAGTTTTTTTGATATAAATAATAAACAAATGAATGAGGATATATTTATTACCCCGTTAATAGAACAAATTAATAATGTACAAGGAGTAATAAATGTTTTAAGTATTTCTGTTTTTAATAAAGTTGGCGGTCAATATTCAGTAAATCCTGTTGAACAGGCATTAAGGAATTCTACCACTGGTGAAATACAACTTATTAATCAGACAATATATTCTACCGAAGATAGTATGTTTGAGATAAAATTTCCAGAAAGAGACATTAAAGTAATTATGAGAAAAAAAGCAAATCTAAGTAGATAATAATGCAGCCTGAAATTATAAAAAAAACTATAACACTAGAAACAAAAACCGAAGTAGTTTCTGAAAATGAAATACAAGTAATACCGAATACAGGTGTTACTTATAGTATGAAAGTTTCATTAACAAAAAGAGAATTTGATATTGGATTTTTAGATGCTGTCGATGGTGGTTTTTATGGATATGGTTATTATTCATACTACGGTAATTATGGTAATACTTTTTTAGATGCTATAGGTTTACAAAATTTATTATAAATGAAAATTATACAGTCTTTTGCAAAATTTGAAGAGGGTAGTCCTTACATGAAAAATAAAAAACATGATCCTCGATTAAACTTTTATAGTTTTTTACTAAGTTATTTGACATTAAAAAAATATCATGGTTCTGTTACTATGTACACTAATCAATCAGCACATCGTTCGCTCATTAAGCATATACCTTATGATAATATAGTGTTAATGGAGAACAAAAACAAATTTGATTTTTGGAATAAATATAAATTGGATGCGATGGAAAAAGTGAATGGTGATGTAATACATGTGGACTCCGATGTGTTTATTTTTAACGATAATTTTAGAGAATATATTGATAATCCAAAATACAGTATGATTGTCCAAGACATAATACCCGAAAATAAGAATTTTATAAGAAATTTTTATTATAATAATATTGATACACTAAAAGACTGTTTATCATTAAATAAAATAAAATATGATGGTCGCTGTTCTAGTTGCGGTGTGTTTGGAATGAAAACAGAAATGAAAGAAAATTACATGGTGGCAGTTGATAAAGTTTATCATGCTATTAATAATGGTAAACTTAATAATGTTATTTGCCAAACTATGATATATGAAGAGTTAACTGCACATTTATTGGCAATAAACAGTGGATATAAAATTTATGATGTAATACCATATAATTTAGTTCTTAAATATGGGTTAAATAGGGCTTCTGATATAAGTAAATATACTCATATGTGGTTTGATAGTAAATTTGATCCTAAGAACATTGGATTGATGAAAAATAAGGTTAGGAATGAGTTTCCAGAAAGCTATCATCTAATTGAGAAATATGATAGAGATATAATGAGAAAATAATTATGGGATTAGTTACAGGAAGCAGTAGTAGCAGATTAAACGAGTTGAGAAAGTACCGTATAGATGGTGATTTATCTGATAGATATTTTACTGGTGGTAATATCAATAATGATGGTATTGATGTGCCAACATCAAGTGCTGATACCATAGTTAATTACTATATTGGTGGTATAAAATACACTGATTTATATGTGGAAGGTGAATATGATGAAACTGTATTTGAATTTACTGCCGAAGGTACTAGTTCATCTGATTTTATTAACCTACCACTAATAAAGGATTTTGGAAAGGGTAATGTTATTGGTAGACCAGAAGTAAAAAGAGATGTATTTATCATAAGACAATCCCTGAGTGTATTTGAAAGACAATATAGATTGAAAGTCATTACTAATTTAAGTGAGCTTAATTTTTATGCAGGTGGTGCTAACTTTAACATAATAGATAACATATAATGTCAGTAGGAAGTTTTGGAAATATAAGACCAGCAGATGTATCAATAAATGATATTGAAGTATTTTACTCGTTCTCATCAACGAGAGCAAATAATAGTAATGATTTTATTAGGGTTGATCCTAATGATTTACTCGAAGAAATTACATTACCATCAGATGATGAACTAGCTGCTAGTGGTCAAGAAAACCTACTAGAAGGATTGTATAATTTAAATTTACCTGCAACCACTTTCAATCAATTAGGTATATATACAATATATTTAAGACCGAAGAAATTTAGATTACAGCTAAGTGATTGTGGTGTTCTATCTGCATTGCCAAATGTTAAAGGCTTGGTTATTGATTCTAATGTATTACCAAGCGAACTAGTTGCTAATAACGCATTGCAAGGGTATAGAGTGGAATATATTAATGATGATGGTACTAAGCTTCGAAATGTATCAAGATACGTTGTAACCTCTAATAAGGTTGTTCCTGTAACTGAGAATATTGGTAATACATCTCAATCATCTGTAAGATATAGATTTGATGATGCAGGTAGTCTTTTATTCTTACAAGTAACACCTTCCTCATCGTCTAATGTTAAGCCGAACGCAAACCCATTTATTGGTAATCCTGATCAAACAATATTGTTAAGTAGTACTGCTTTTAATCCAGTTACTGTTGAAGTAGAATTTGTGGAAAATGATATTGACACTATTGTTGACTATGTAGGTGGTGAACAAATTAAAGATGTTGATAATGGTATACTAACATATTATACTCTAGATGCGAATGGTAATCGTCAAATCTTAAAGCAATTCGATCTATATGAAATTAAAGATGATATAGGTAATGTTTCGTTATTTGAAGTTAAACAAGAAAGACCAACAATAGACACTTCTCAAGATTTTGGTGATATAACAGATAGTGTTGATGGATAATCTTCACATAATAGTATTTATAAAAAACGAAAGATAAGTGAGTAGAGTAAAAATTATAAATGGTCGTCAAGACAGTGACTTAATTGGTGGAAATTTTACTAATTCGGCATCGCAAACTGTATTCAGGTTGGGTAGATTCTCCGTTGAAAGTAATTTCACTGGTAGAAGAGAGCGTGACTACTCAAATGAATTAACATCGTTTGCTACACCTATTACATTAGAAAGTTTAAATCTTACGAACGAAGATTCTGAAATGTTATTAAATTTCACTAATAATGTGAAACTTAATTTAGACTATTCAGATATTAAAGGTTTTGCTAGATTTGGTTCTGCTGGCGAAATCATGCGTGTTTCATTAAGAAATATAATTGACAAATATCCAGCTAGTTTATATGTTAGTAATCAAATTGACGTTGGTGGTAATGTGACTGCAATAGATTATAATTTCGATCCGATAGACAATTCATCGACATTTAGAATACCAACGTCATACGTTAACAATTCATTTGATATTGTATTTGATAAAGGTAATATTAGTGTTCCTAATGATAACGAATTAAGAAATCTTAATTTATCATCCAACAGATACATAATATGGAGAAAATCAGCCAATAATGATTTTAGTCATGAAGTGGTCGGTTTTACTGGTGATAGTCAATCAAACCCATATATAAAAATAAAAGCTACTGGTAATGTTTTCGATGGGCTTAGTGGTAGTACTGTTGTTACAAATTCTTTTCATTTAAGACCTAAAATTGTTGAGTATAATAAGTTTCTTTCTAAATTATCTGATTTTGAAAAATACATTATTGACAATAGAAAAGCAGATAGTAGTGGTTTTGATTTTATTATAAAAAACCCTAGTATCGGTGAAACTGGTGAAATTAATTATGATGATGAATTATTCACTTGGACTACATTTGATGGATATAACCCAGATATTGGAACAGGTTTATTTAATATATTTAGTGATGCATTAATAGCATTAGGTGAGAAATATGATGAAGTTAAAAGTGATTTAGTTGCAAGACTACTTACACCATCTTCATTAAAAGTATATGATACCACCCAAGACAGTAGAATGACAAAACTTTTAAGAGTTTATGGTCGTGAGTTTGATGAAATTAAAACGTTTATTGATTCATTAGTTAATATCAATAAAACATCATATGATAAAATAGATAACATTCCAGATAGGCTAGTGAAAAACTTAGCTGAAACAATGGGATGGGATGTATTTTCAATTACTGAAGAGTCTGATATTGTTAATGCTTTCTTCTCAACAGAAATCATACAGAGCCATGATAATTTACTTCCTGCCGAGATCGATATTGAACTATGGAGAAGAATATTAATTAATACTAATTACTATTGGAAGTCAAAAGGTACTCGAAATGCCATTAAATCAATATTTAGACTTATTGGTATTCCAGAACCGTTCGTAAATATTACTGAGTATGTTTATACTGTTGATGGTAAAATAAACCCCGATAATGTTACATTAGAACTAGAAGATTTACCTAGTGCTTCATTACCGTATAATAGTCAAGGATTTCCAATTACTCCAGTTGAAAATAATAATTTCTTTTTTCAATTATCTGGCAATACTGATGGTGGTCAAGCATATATTAATTTATATAGAAATCTTGGTTTTAATGTTAATAGAGTTGTTGATAATAAAAAGTCATGGGTAGAAGATGGTAGAGTTGATAGAGTACATTACTCATCACCCAACTATTATCAAGTTGATAGTAAATTAATTATTAATACAAAAGAAGTTGATGCAACATTAGATGCATCACGTGGTATTGAATACGATGTATTTTGCTATAACCAAGAAGTTGATGATCCGATTACATCAAGTGCAATCACTAGACCATATATTTATGTAAACGTAGAGCTTGATATTGATGATCCATTTACGTTTCAGTTGCCAGATATACCGTTAAGTGGTAGTGCAGTATTAATGAGTTTTAATGGTATAACATTAGCACCACCTACGGGTGTTACTGGTGGTCAAGATTATGACTATGAATATGTAATCAATGTTGATAATAAAATTACTGCCGTTAAAATAAACCCTAATATACCTGCAAGTGCAAGTACTAGTGGTAAAGATGTAATTAGTGTATCATATATTAGTGACGAGTTTTATAGTAATTTTAATGGTGGTACTGTTACTGGGTATACATCAGTTAATTATGTAATAGATAGACCTCAAGTAAATGTAGATGGTTCAATATTAACATTTCCGAGTGGTGTGAATGCCAAGGGTGATATTCAGTTAATTGTTGATGGTAAAACCATGACTAAGGGAACGAGTTTATTCACAGGTGATTATATATTAGACAATAGCGGTGCTGAAACAAAAGTTATTGTTCAAAATACTGATTTAAAAATGTACCTTGCCAACGGTGGTGTGGTAAGAACAACATATATTACTGATGATGGTGAAACCAATGCAACAAAAAAATCAGAAGCCCATAGAGTTGATTCACTAAATAGTAATAAAATATTCTTTAATGGTGGTATTAATAGATATGTATATGTGATGAATTATGCAGCATTTGATGTGAATGCAGTTAAAATAACTGTTAATGGTATAACATTAACAAATGGAAAAGACTTTAATTTAAATCCTGCAAATAAAAGACAAATTTATTTACCTGCAGGTATTAAATTAGGTGATATTATTAGTGCTTACTATATTATTGATGATGGTAGTATAGCACCTCCATTATTACCTTCAGATGATACATTCCCAGATATTCAAGATATGAGTTTCTTAGAATATCTAGAATTAATTCAAAGAAGATTAATAAATGCACGTACAAGAAAAACGGTAACCGATAATAAAGGTGGTTTTTATCCAACAGTTGTGTCAATATATGATAATTATATTAGAAGAAGCTTTTTAGCGAATAATGATCCGTTACAAAGTAATGGATATACAGTAAAAAACTTATATCCTTTCCTTGATCAATATAATTCATTCTTCCAAAGATTCGTTGATCAATTATTACCTGCAACAATAATACTAAATAAGAGTGGGATTTTAATTAGGAATACAGCATTTACAAGACAAAAATTTAGATATCCAAGAGGTGTTAACTTTGATGATGGGTTACAGTGGATTGGTAGTGATGGTGCTGAATATATTAGAAAATTAGACTTAGAGTAGATAATACTATTAGTTTACCTTCAATTAAATTATTAATTAATTTAAAAGTATTTATGTGTATTATATCTTTTTAGTAAAGATATAGTATTTATAATTAATTATAAAATTTTATAAATGGGATTTATTGTAAAATTAAAGAAAGGTATACAACAACCAACAACAACTACTACCACTAGTAATAAAATAACATTATCGGAAAATGCATTAACTTTTAGTGTTTTCGGTGGTCTAGATAATAATTTATTTGGTGTTGGTAACACATCATATGGTGCTATAAATACAGGAATGGGTGTTATTTATGCAGGACATGTTCAGTTTGAAATGATAAATAAAACAGTTGTAGTCACTGATAACGGTGATAACACTTATGATATAGTAATTGATTTTAGTATCAAAGCCAGAAATGGTAGAAATGGTATTAGAAGTGTTATAAATCCCACTTTATTAATTGATCTAAGTTCGATATTGACAAATATAACTAGTTTGTCTACATCATTCACACCTACTCGTGCAAGTAAACAATTTGGTATTATAAGTAAGTCAATGATTGGAGTAACATTTGATGATGTTGATATAAACCAAAATGGTGTTGAAGAATTTGTTGTTGATGGAAACTTAAGTTTAAATGTTATTAATGGTGTTACACCAGCGTTGATTAGACAAAGTTTTATAGATACACAATTACCAAGTATTTCATCTAGAATTCAGAGATTTACAACTACAAGTTCTTTAACATTAAACCAAAGATTTATTTTTGGAAATAAATCTGATATTACATCATCATCAGCATCATTTAATGCTGGTGATAGCAGTCAAACTATTGATTATACTAATAATACATTTAATACTCCAAATGCAATTTATCGAGCTGGTATTGTAACAGAATACGATGATTCTCTTACTCCAGCATATTATTTTGATGTGGGTATTGAAAAAATAACTAATGTTGAGGAAATATCTATTGCTACAACAACCACTACAACAACCACTACAACCACTACAACTACAACCGCAGCTCCAAGTGAACCAGTAATATTTACTAGTGAATCACCAGTAGATGGTGGTGATATTGTTGTTGGTGGTGTAAAGCAAGTAGTCACTGAATTTAATGTTGGGTTAGCTAATAATGTACCATCTGGTATGGAATTCAGAATTAGAGTAGAGACAAGTAATTTAATAAATATTGATACTATAGGTGTTACAAATTTTGTTGATAGTCAAAATGTTACAATTAAAACAACATATGAAAATAATGACTTAGTAACCCAAGATAATATTAGTAATGGTAGTATATTATACACATATGACCCAGTAATTACAAAAACAAATGTAACTGAAGTTACTAGTGGTACTTTAGATTTTGTAATTGAAACAAATATAAACGGTACTTTCCAAGAAACAGATAGAATAAGTTATAATTTGAGTGTTTTTACTCCTGCAATTAGTGATAGATCAATTAATTTTAGACTTGAAAATACCAGTGGAAGTAGAAATATAACATGGGGTATTAGAACAACGAATTTAACTAGTAACGTAAGTAGAACATTAACAGCAACCGATGGTCTGTTTATATCTACTAATCTTACTGTTCCTGTTCAATCTGATTATGATCTCGAAGTTTATAAAATTGATAATAATGGTGTTAGTTATGGTGGTCAAGTAGTTAGACTTAGAGGTGGAGCATCATTAGAAACAGTAACATTGACTAATGGACTATCATATGGTACTGCCAACCCAGTTTCACTTTCATATAGATCAACATCAAATCTTGATGTTCTAA